TTCAAGCTGAAGTACGAACTGCTGCGCGATGACGCCACCGACGAGTTGAAGACCCTGGCCGGCTTCTTTTTGCAGCGCCAGGGGCAGTTCGACAGCTTTCTCTATCTCGACCCAGACGACAATGCTGTCGTCGGGCAGACATTGGGGCAGGGCGACGGCACCACCACCAGCTTCACCTGCCTGCGCAATTTCGGCGGCTTTCTGGAGCCGGTGGGGATGGTCAATGCCTCCCAGCCCATGTCCTTCGCGGTGGGCGGGCAGACCTTGGCGTCCAATGCTTATACGGTCAGCGGCAATCAGGTGATCTTCACCCAGGCTCCGGCCTCGGGCCAGGCGGTGACGGGAAGCTTCAACTTCTATTTCCGCGTGCGCTTCGCCGCCGATACCGCCGAGTTCGAACAATTCATGCATCAGCTCTGGCAATTGCAGAGCTGTGAATTGGTGAGCGTGAAATGATCAGCGTCTCGACACAGCTACAGGCCTTGTTGACCAATGGCAGTTATGGCCGGGCCGATCTCTATACCATCACGCCCGTGGGGCTGCCGGTCTTGACCTTGACCTCGGGCGATCAGGACGTGGTCTATGACGGCGTGACCTACAGCCACGGCCTGCTGCGGATCACCCGCGACAATCTGCGCACCGTGGCCGGGTTGGAAACCGACACCTTCGGCCTGACCATGACCGTCGATCCCGCCAACGAGATGACCATCAACGGCGTGCCCTTCCGTCAGGCGGCCCAGTGGGGCTTATTGGATGGGGCGCAGATCGAGCTGGACTGGGCCTATATCGACACCTGGGGCCCGCCGCCCGATGTCGTGGGGACTTTGACCCGCTTCGTCGGTCTGGCCGCCGATATCGCCATCGACCGCACCGGCGTCAAGATTTCCTGCAAGTCGTGGCTGTCGCTGCTGGATACCCAGGTGCCCAGTCAGGTTTATCAGGCCCATTGTCGCTTCATGCTGGGGGATTCCCACTGCGGCGTGAACGTCTCGGCCTATGCCAAGACCGCCACGGTGACGGCCATGGGGACCGTTTCCCAGGTCGCCACCTCTCTTGCCGATGCCGATGGCACCTGGAACCAGGGCTGGATCAGCTTTTCCAGTGGCCTGAATAATGGCGTCAGTCAGGGCGTGCGCACTCAGGTGGGCGGCTTGCTGACCTTGACCGGCCCCTTGCCCTGGTCGCCCTCGGTCGGGGATGCCTTCACGGTCTATCCCGGCTGCGACAAAACCATGCCGAGCTTTGTCACAGCGTCCTTGGCCGAGACGGTGCCGAATGCGGCGCCCTATACGATCACTGTCGCCAGTTTCGTTGAAGATTACGGCGTGTCTCGGCAGGTACAGGTGTCCGACGGCCTCAATGATGGCGGAACCATTGCCAGCACCCACGCCATGACCCTCTGCACCGGCTCATCTCTGACCCAGGGCGAGTACGCGGTCAGCACTGCCGGGGTCTATAGCTTCGCCGCCGCCGATACCGGCAGCAGCGTGACCATCTCTTATCGCAGCGTCGCCTCGGGCTGTTTGGCCAGCTGCTGGACGGCCTTCCACAATCCGCAACGCTTCGGCGGAATGCCCTTCATCCCCGCCGCGGAAACCGCGACTTAATACTGCCACGCCACTGATGTGGCTTGGCCTATTGTCCCTCGCCGGGCGCGGCTCCTCGCCGCTCGGCGGCATAAGGTTTTTTCCTCATGACAGAGCTGGAAGATAAGCAACGCCGGGCCGTGGTGGCCGAGGCGCGAAGCTGGCTGGGTACGCCCTACCACCATATGGGCCGCGTCAAGGGAGCCGGTGTCGATTGCGCCATGCTCCCCGCCGAGGTCTATGCCGCCTGCGGGATGATCCCTCGCCAGGAGGTTTCCTTTTATCCCATGGATTGGAACATGCACCGGAGCGGCGAACGCTATCTCGTCCAGGTGCTGGAGCATGCGGTCGAGGTTGAAGAGGCTCCCCAGCCCGGCGATCTGGTGCTGTGGCGCTATGGCCGCTGTCTGGCCCATGGCGCCATCGTCCTGGAATGGCCTCGGATCATTCATGCCGTCGTGCGCCTGGGCGTGGTGCTGGACGACGGCCTATCCCCGTCGCTGATGCGCGAGCGCCGCGACGGTCGTCCGCGCGAGCGGCATGTCTATAGTCTTTGGAGAGCGCGGCCATGAGCATGCTGACCGGCGGGGGCAAGAAACCCCAGGCCCAGACCATAAGTTCCGTCAGTGATCTTGACGTCCAGACTTCGACCCAGGGCGCCGTGGTGCCCGTGGTCTATGGCACCCAGCGGGTGACCGGCAATATGATCTGGTACGGCGACTTCAAGGCCATCCCGCAATATTCCAATAGCGGCTCGGGAGGCGGCGGCAAGGGTGGTGGCGGCGGGAGTTCGACCATCAGCGATTACGACTATCAGTGCGCCTTCGCCTTTGCCGTCGCGGCGGGCTCGGCGGTGGATATGGGGCGGATCTGGTGGGATAAAACTCTCTACACTCTGTCCAGTCTGCCGGGCAGCGCCACTTTGTTCCAAGGCGGTTTGGACCAGTCGCCCTGGAGCTATCTGTCCTCTTATCACGCCGGCGAGGACCTGAATTATCCCGGCCTGGTCTATGTGGGCATGAGCGGCGTCGATCTGGGGGACAGCTATGATACGCCCAATATCGCCTACGAACTGTTGGGCAAGGGGCCGGCGGCCAGCATCTATGCCCTGACCGATCTGGGCTATTCCATCAACCTTGCGCCGCTGACGGCGGCTCCGTCCACCGCCGCCGAGCAGGCCATTGCCGCCCAGTTGGGCTCGACCTCGGTTTTGACCGGCAATCAGGCCTTCGATACCTCGCCGGCCTATTGCCTCTATGACCTGATCACCAACGACATCTATGGCGCCAGCTTCCCGGCGGCCCGGGTTGCCGATCTGTCCAATTATGCCCTGTGGTGCGAAGCTCAGGGCATCACCATGTCGGTGGTTCTCGATCAGGCTCAGGATGCCCGCTCGGTGCTTCAGGGCTGGCTGGCGATGACTCAGGCCGAGGCGGTGTGGTCGGCCGGTATGCTGCGGATCGTGCCCTATGCCGACGCCACGGTCAGCGGCACCCGCATGGATGGCACCACCGCCACCTATACCCCCAACCTGACCCCGGTGATGAGCATCGATGATTCCATCATGCTGCAGACCCAAGAGGGCGAGCCGCCGCTGACCACTACCCGCAAAGATCCGGCGGACGCCAATAACCGCATCACTTTGGAATATACCGACCGCTCCAACGCCTATGCCCTGACGGTGGTGACCAGCGAAGATTCGGCTCATATCGCCCGCTATGGCCTGAGAGCGGATTCCAGCGAGACGGCCCATCAGTTCACCTCGGGCACGGTGGCCCAGACGGTGTCCGATCTGCTGCTGGCCCGCAGCACCAACATTGTGGCCACCTATGAATGGCGCATGGGTGGGCTGGCGGCCCTGCTGGAGCCCATGGACATCATCGCCCTAACCGATGTGGACCAGGGATTGAACGCCACCCCGGTGCGCGTGCTGGAGATCGAGGAAGAGGACGACACCGTCTTTCGCGTCAAGGCCGAAGCGGTGCCGGGCGCCATCGCCATCACGGTGGAACGCCCGCTTCAGCCCTCGCTGGGTTATGCCGCTGATCATGGCGCCGACCCTGGCGACGTCAATCCGCCGGTTCTGTTCGAGCCTCCTGCCGCTCTGACCGGAGGTGATCTGGAGCTTTGGGTGGCGACGTCCGGTGGGACCAATTGGGGCGGGGCCAATGTTTGGGTTTCCGAGGACGGCAGCAGCTATTCCCGCATCGGCACGGTGACGGTGCCCTCGCGCCATGGCCTGCTGTCGGCAGATTTGGCCGAGGGCAGTCCGCTGGATGTGGTCAATGGCCTGTCGGTCGATCTGTCCATATCCCGCGCCCAATTGGGCAGCGGCACGGCCTTGGACGCCGCCAATTACAATACCCTTTGCTATGTGGATGGCGAATATCTGGCCTATCAGGACGCCCTGCTGACAGGGTCCAATCTTTACACTCTGACCACCCTTTACCGCGGCCTTTACAGCAGCGATGCCTCGGGTCATGCCGCCGGGACGGCTTTCGCCCGGCTGGATGACGGCATCTTCAAATATTCCTTCAGTTCCAGCCAGATCGGTCGGCCTCTGACCGTCAAATTCACCTCGTACAATCTCTTCGGTTCGGCCGAGCAGGATTTGTCGGCGGTGACGGCCTATGACATCACCGTGGTGGGCAACGCCAAGGCGGCGGCTCTGCCCGAGGTCACAGGGCTGACCACGGCCTATGTCTCGGGGATCTCGCAGCTGTCGTGGGACGCCGTCAGCGACAGCCGCAATCCCGACTTCGAGGTCCGCAAGGGCGGAAGCTGGGGTAGCGGCATCTTCGTTTGTCGCACGACCATCCCCCAGACTCCTTCGGTGGGGGACGGCACTTATTGGGTGGCGACCCATTACACCGTGGCCGCCGGCTACGAGCTTTATTCCAAGACTCCGGCCTCGGTCAGCATCTCGGGTTCGCAGATCGTCAGCAATGTGGTCGCCAGTTATGACGAGGCGGCTTTGGGCTGGGGTGGGAGCATGTGCTCGCTGGTCCCTGTCGGCGGCACCTTGCAGATGGATGCCGGCGACGATCTGCGCGCTACCGACAATGTCTTGACCCAGGGCAATCTTATCTATGGCAGCGGAGCGGCGGCGGCGGGCAGCTATAGCATCCCGGCTTCGCATCGCATCGATGTGGGGCGGGTGGCAACCTGTCCGGTGGTCATGGCCGTTCATGCCATCGCCCAGCCCTGTCTGCAGGACTTGCGGACCTTCGTCGATATCCTGCAGCAGGCCGATCTCTGCGCCGCCAATCTGGGGCCGCTGGTCAGCGCCACGCCCCAATTGCGCATCTCTCAGGACGGCGTGACTTGGGGAAATTGGCAGAACTGGCTTCCCGGCAGCTATAGCGGCATGGTCTTCGACTTCCAGCTGCTGCTGTCCACCTCGGACAGTTCGGTGATGCTGGTGGTCGAGGGATTTTCCTATCTGGTGGACGTGCCGGACCGGCTGGACAGCTTCAACGCCCTGCCGGTGCCTGCCGTCGGGCTGCAGGTCAATTTCACCGCCGGTCTGCTGGGCAATCCGGCGGCGGCTTTCAACGGCGGCTCCAACGGTCAGTCGGCTCCCAATCTGCTGGTCTCGGTGGTGGGGGGCAGTGCCGCCGATTCTCCGGTGATCTCCAATCTCACCACTTCAGGTTTCTTCATCCAGGTGCTGAACGGCGGAATCCCCGTCGCCCGTACCGTCAACATCATCGCGCAAGGATATTGATCCCATGACCCAGAACGTTCTTCAGATACCGACGGCGGCGCCGCTGTCGGGGATGGCCTTGGTGACGGACGTCAACAATGCTCTGGCCGGCCTGGCCAGCCTGTGCAGCGGCGGTTCGGCGCCCACCGCGTCCTCCTTGGGGTTGGCCTCCACCGCTGGTTTGCTGTGGCATGACACCCAGGCCAATCAGCTGAAACTGCGCAATCAGGCCGACAGCGCCTGGATCGTGCTGGGGTCGGTCAATGAGACCAGCGGAATCTTTGTCCCGGCGGCGGCCCAGGTCTATTCCCCCCTCTCCGCCGCCACCACTTTGGCGCTGGCGAACGGCGGTCAGTTTTTGCTTTGCTCGGCGGCCTTGCCCTTGACCC